CGCGGCAAACTTATTAAAGGCCGCGAGGTTTATTGGACTAACAAAACGGCTAAAGCTGGCTTAAAAATTAAGGTAGGTAGACGGGCCAGCAAAGGCGGCACAATTCAATTTAAAGACAAATTCGACGCAGAGAATAACCCGCGTGAAAGCCATAGCGTAACTTTTAAGGCTAGGCCTTATCAGTTAATGGTTGCCCAGCAAACGGACGCGGCAGGCGCAATATATGACCACGCAGGCATTAAAACAAAAAATACTAATTTCGTTAATAATTTAAATGTCGAAGTCGGTTACCAGCCACGCGCCATAGACCCAGCAGTAGAACAGCATAGGGAAACGGTGCAATATGCGGTTAAACAAATTGTCGACGAAGTAGCCAAAACCCTAAATAAAAAGTTGAAGGTTCGTTATGGCAGTTAACATACCGATTACTTCGACGTTTGACGACACGGGGTTAAACAAAGCGCAGCAGGCGTTAAAAGGTATTGGCGGGCCAGCTGGCAAATTAGGCAATATTCTTAAAGCTTCTGTAGTGCCGGGCCTTATAGCGGCTGCTGGTTCGGTGCTTGTATTCACTAAGGGCCTAATGCCAGCTATTCAAGCGGCTAGCGATTTACAAGAAAACACAAGCAAAATAGGCGTAATTTTTGGGGACGCTGGTAAAGCTGTAACCGATTTTGCTAAAACTGCTGCGCGTGAAATCGGGCAAAGTCAAAACCAGGTTTTAGCGGCTGCTGGCACGTTTGGCACGTTTGGTAAAGCTGCAGGTTTAGCAGGCGACCAGTTAGCAACGTTTACGACCGATTTTATTACGCTGTCTGCTGACCTAGCCAGTTTCAATAACACGACGCCAGACGAAGCCATTAACGCTATCGGGGCTGCATTACGCGGCGAATCTGAACCGTTAAGGCGTTTTGGCGTTTTGCTTAACGACGCAACACTTAAAGCCGCTGCATTAGAACTAGGCATATATAGCGGTAGCGGTGCATTGACAGCCCAGCAAAAGATTTTAGCTGCACAAAAAGTAATCTACGAACAAACAGGCGACGCGCAAGGCGACTTCGAGCGAACTTCAGACGGCCTAGCTAACCAGCAACGTATTTTAAGCGCACAATTTGAAAACGTAAAAACCAAAATAGGCGAATTGCTGTTACCCGTTTTTTCTACGTTAGTAAAGTTTTTAAACGACGAAGTACTACCAGCAGTCGACAGGGTTATAACAGCCTTTGGCGAACAGGGTTTAGGCAAAGGCCTTCAACAGGCTGTAGCCGAAACTGGTAGCGCTGGCGAAGGTTTAGTAAAAGCATTTAAATTTATTGCTGTTAACGCCGCAAAAATGGCAAACGTCGTTTATAAATCGGTTCAAGTACTTATAGCGCAATTTCAATTTGTTACAGGTAGCCCGCTAGACGCTATAAAAACTATGTCTAAAGTCTTTGACGATTTCATAGACATAGGCGCACTAGAAAAAAGCTTCGACAGTTTCGCCTACAAAGTAAGCGTTTTACAAGGCGCAGTTTTAAGCCAAAACCAAACAATTTTAGACGCCGAAAAACGGTTAGACAGTTTTGGTAACAAAGCTAAAAAAACTGCTAACGAACTGGCAGGCGACGACGACGACGAAAAAACCTTAAGCGGCGCGGCAAAGAAAGTAAGACAGGCAGTAAAAGACGCCGCTAAAGCTTTAGAAAAAGAAATGGGCGACGCGCTAGACGCCGCTAAAGACAGACTTAAAAAAGCCCAAGACGCATTTAATGATTTCGCTACTTCAGTTAGCGACGTCGTTAAAGGTGCTTTAGATTTTGGCGCAGCCTTCGAGGAAGGCGGCGAAGACGCAGGTTTAACGTTTTTTAGTGCGCTACAAAAACAAGCCGACAAAGCTAAAGAATTTGCAAACCTAGTAGAACAGTTATTAGCTACGGGCCTATCGCAAGAAGCTTTACAGCAAGTTATCGACGCGGGCATAGATAGCGGCGCAGCTATCGCTAAAGAACTTTTAAAGTCTGGTGAAAACGTTTTACGGGCTAACAAACTTGTAGAGGAAACAAACAAAATAGCTGAACAAATAGGCATTTTGTCGGCTAACAAATTTTACGCTGCCGGCGTATCTAACGCCCAACAATACTTAGCGGGCGTTGAAGCGGCTATGGCTGTAGCGCAAGCCAAGTTAGGTAAAAAAGGTATAAACCTTGCTGACGTCAAAGGCATTAGCAGCGGGTTTAACAACGCGATTAGCACAACGCCGACAATGACAGCGCCGACTATGCCTAGCGTTATACCCGTAGGCGCACCAACAGACAAAGGCCAGCCATTATCGGGCGGCGTAACTATAAACGTAAATAGCCAGTTGGCTACTAAAGGCGAAGTAGGCGAAGCTATTAACGACGCTTTGCGGGCCTATAACCGTCTTAGTGGCCCGTTGCAGTTGCAAATAGCGTAATGGCTGGCGTAGCGGTAGTCGGTTCGGGTAATTACGAATTGTTTATAGACACGGGTTTTATTCAAGACGCCTTCACACTCGACGACACTACAGCAGGCGTTTTAAATAATACGCAATACGTTTTAGACGGTACTACTAACTTTGCACCAGTTTTAGACGGCTGCATAAACGTGCGGGTTAAACGTGGCCGCGAAGATATTGGCGACCAGTTCGGCGCTGGCACTATGTCTTTTACTCTTAGCGATACCAGCGGAATTTTTAACCCGTTTGACCAAAATTCGCCTTATTTTGATACGGCATTAGCCCAGCCAGGTTTAGCGCCTATGCGCCAAGTCGAGTTAGTCCGCTACGACGATAGCAACATAGCCGAATATCTTTTTAGAGGTTACGTCGTTAATTACAATTATAATTTTGCTTTAGGCGGTATAGATACCGTAAGCGTTTTTTGTGCAGACGACTTCTATTTATTAAGCCAAACGTTTTTAAACGAATACAACCCAAGCGAAGAATTATCTAACGAACGTTTAGAAGCGGTTTTAGATTTACCAGAAGTCAATTTCCCCGCGCTGGCTAGGGACATTTCGACAGGTACACAAACTTTAGGCGGGGCTTCTGCGTTTACCGTACCGCAAGGGACTAACGCGCTTTCGTATTGCAGCCAAATTAACGACGCCGAACAAGGCCGTCTATTTATGTCGCGGGACAACGTTTTAACGTTTCAACCGCGCATAGGTGCAACGCTTAGCAGCGCAGTAGCAAACTTTAACGACGACGGCACAAACATTAAATACAACGCTTTAGGCATAACTTTTGAAGCTGACCAGGTTATCAACCGTGCTGTAGTACAAATTTTAGGTAGTAACAGCCCGCAAACAGCAGAGGACTTAGCCAGCCAAGCAAAATATTTCATACAAACTACAAGCATTACTAACAGCCTTTTACACGACACAACAGCCGCCGCCGCTTTAGCCGATTATTTGTTAGACGGCGAACCCCAGGCCCGTTATACGTCTGTTGGTACGGCGTTTAATATGCTGACTACAGCCCAAAAAGACACGCTGGCTGCAGTCGATATAGGCGACACAATAGTAATAGAAAAAGCTTTCGTTAGTGGCGCAGGCACAACGCAGCTAGCGCAAGAATTAAGCGTAGAAGGTATCGAAATAGTTTTAGATTTAAGCACGGGCCATAGAGTTACGTTTTTTACTGCGCCTACAACTATTGTTTACCAACTAGTTTTAGACGACGCTATTTACGGGATACTAGACGCGTTAAACGTTTTAGGATAGAGTAAAGGTTAATTATGGGCGCAAATGCACAGACATCGGTTCCAGCGTTTACAGCAGGTCAGGTTTTAACTGCCCAGCAACAAACGGAAATTAACACGGGTGTTCCAGTTTTTGCTGACGCTACGGCGCGTGACGCGGCGTTCGGTGGCACGGGTGAAAAAACACTTGCCGAAGGTCAATTTGCGTATCTTGAAAGCACTAACGCTACGCAATATTATGACGGGTCAACTTGGCAAGCGGTTGCATCTGACCCAGCGTGGCAGTCTTATACGCCTACTTGGGGTTCGACGGGAACTGCACCAAGTTTAGGTAACGGCACTTTAGTTGGCAAATATGTTCAACAAGGAAAATTAGTAACTTTCCGTGCCGTTTTAACTTTAGGAAGCACTAGCACGATTGGAACCGGTCAATACAATTTAAGTTTGCCAGTTGAGGCTACGCCCGGTGGCGTCGTCGGCGGCAATATCGCAACACTAAACGGTACTGGTTGGGTTATTGACGCTTCTGCTGGAGCATATTATTTTGTTAGAGCGGACGTTCTAGATAGTACAACATATGTCCGTTTTAGATTATTAAATGCTTCTGCAACTTACGCCACGCTTGCAACGGTCGCTCAAGACACGCCGTTTACTTTTGCAACTTCCGACAGCATAAACATTTCAGGAACATACGAGGCTAACTAAATGAACTATCTAAACTTTGTTGGCGACCACGAAACAGCCGAAACTATACCTGACGAATGGTATTTCGAACGGTTTAGAAATTGGCGAAACAACGAACTAAAAAATTGCGACTGGACACAACTACCTGACGCAGTATGCAATAAAGAAGCGTGGGCTACATATCGCCAACAACTTCGAGATTTGCCAGCGCAAAACGCTGACCCAAAAAAAATCAAATTTCCGACAAGACCCGAAAATTAATTAAGAAATGTTATGGCGCGCAAACCTATAAACAAAGCCAAACGACAGATAGGCGACCAAACCACCAAAGGCGGTTTAATCGGGTTGTTTATTTATTGGGCGACACAAAACAACATAGACCCTATGTTAATTAGTTTGCTTGTACCGATTATTTCTACTGTGTTGGCGTGGCTATCGACAAAAATAGGCGACCCAGATTTAGCCTGTTTATTCATACCTAATGACAAAGAAAAAGACAATAAACCGTAGACCTTATACAGCGGTTTTAGCGCCAGTTGCTAAAGGCCCGTTGCAAGGTACAGACGAATTTATACGCCAGGTAGTTAAACGGTCTGGCGGTTCGCTGTGGAATAACGGTAGTTGGGTAGTGCGCAATATTCGAAATAAACCAGGCCAGTTATCTAATCACGCGCGGGGTTTAGCGGTTGATTTTAGCTATAGGAAAATGACAGATAAAGGCGTAGTTAACGGACGCAAAATAGCTTTACCGTTTATCTACAAACTTTTAAAAAACGCCGACAAACTGCAAATAGAATTAGTTATCGACTATGCCGAAAACCGTAGCTGGAAATGTGATAGGGGTACTTGGCTAAAGGGTAAGTGGTCTGGCGGCGATTGGTTTCATATAGAAATTTCGCCTGCTATGTCGATTAACGAAAACCTTGTAAAACAAGCGTTTAATGACGTTTTTAAGGATATGCCCAAAACTGTATAAGGGTTTTGTTAGGCTGGTTTTAACCCTAATGAGAAAGTAGGCAACTAATGACCCTATTAACTAAAGGCGCTATATCGGCGCTTATTGCGTTTGTTTCTGCGTTTATGCTGACTAAACCCCCAGCACCTACGCCAAACGATTTACAGCCACGCTACGACACGGTTTACGAAGGGTATAGCCAGCCTGTTACCGTGCCGTCTACGTCGACTACAGCCCCAGCGCAGACCCTTTGCGGGCAAGTTTTTAATATGGCTAAATATGTTGGTTGGCCCGTTAACGAACTTTCAACCGTCGTAGCTGTCGCCTACCGTGAAAGCCGTTGCCAGGTAGACGCATTTAACCCTAAAGACCCGAACGGGGGTAGCGCTGGCGTAATGCAAATAAACTATTTTTGGTGCAAACCCAGCAAATACTGGCCAAACGGCTATTTACAAGCACACGGCTTACTTAAAGACTGCGCCGAACTATTCGACTTAGAAACTAATTTACGTGCAGCGTTAGCCATTTACCGTTATAGCGAAGGCTGGCGGGCGTGGTCTTTATAAAACATTTAATTATCGCGTCGCTTCTAACTGCGTACACGGTTGGGCTATGGTACTTTATAACCAAACGAGAAAGGCTACGAGAAAATGCCAAACCAAAACGAACCATT